TCTCATCGCACTCTTGCGAACCATTCAGATCACGCACACGGACACGATCGTGCTCATATTTAGCTTGGATCGATTCAGACTTCACCCTAAACACTTCGGCACGTTGTACGGCATCTATGCGCTGTTTTTCAACAGCATCATTTTGGTCTAAAATAGCAGAACGCAAAGCCTCTTTTTGGATTTCATTAAGCTTTTCATTTGCTTGAAATACAAGAATTTTATTATCGAGTTCTTTAATCTCTCCCCGTTGATATGTAACATAAGCCACAAACAATGAGCCAATAAAAACCAAGAGGAGTTCCCACCAATACTGCTTAAGAATCATTAACCACATTATGACTCCTTTTTCATTCCGAGCGCGACCCCAACACCAGCGAATAGGGCAGCTGTACCCATCCCGTAATCTTGATAATTAAATGCTTGACCTTTCAACACAACGGTAAAGATAGCTAAACCAACACCGCTAAGGATACTCACTACTGCTAAAGCTTTAGTGATGTCGAAAGTCTCATTATCGATTTCCGTAAACCAATCTTTGAGTATTTTTTTTATTTTATTGTTCATTGAAAAATTCCCCACGTTCAGCTCCTAACCACTTTTAGAAATCAATAAATTCATTATAACCAAAACTAATTAGATATTACCTGCAGAATATTGGGCTTTGAATCTCTAATTCATAGAATCCTGAAAACGAATTTATGTTGATCATATACCACTCCAAAAGTTAGAGACAGTATATACCTCAACTTTACCTGAACTTATTTGATCTGCTACCCAGTCGAAATAATCTTCCATAGAATAAGGGTCTCCTTTAACGCTTGACCATGCTTGCGCTGACGCTGTTGTTAAAAGCTGATGGCCGTAAACAAAGAAATCTTGATTGGAGTCAATTGCATCTTGATGTGCAGATATCATAGCTGCTACTGTTGTTGCGTTGTTCATTTCCCAAGTATTACCAAGCCATCTAGGCGAGTACCACATATTGTCTATGCCTGTTCCAAACCCTGAATTAGTGTATCCATATTGCGATGGTGCAGCTTTACGGGTAGATTTAAATCCTGCCCTTTGCATCATACCTATTAACGTAGGAGTGCTAATCCCTCCAACAAAAGCAGCATGATCTGCTGCACGATTTCCTACATTATCACGTATCCAATTTCTACACGTTTGCTGCCCTGCAAAGTATGCAGCATCTCCAAGAGTGGTTACATTAACGTGTACGTCGTTATGTACTCCAACATCATGCCCTTTAGCATATAGTGATTGCACTTGAGCTAAAGTCATGTTACCAGACTGATCTATCCCAGTGTTATATAGATAAAAAGTTGCTAACATACTTCTAGCTTCTAATAGACTTGCTATGGCTGGGCACGTATTGTGGCCATCATCCAACGAAATCATTAATCTTGACTTACGAGGTCTGAATTTAACTACACGGACAATCTCAATATCAAAACTAGTGGTGTCAGTACCATTTAATGCTAGTGGGTAGATATTAAACCGAAGATATTGAAGTGGTAGCGTTGATGGATTTCCAGCACTTACTGAAAAGTCTTTATCATTTAGTGGAATGTAATACATACCATCACCACTTAAATTAGTACTTTGAAATCGTGTGTTAGTGTAATAGTTTGTTAAAGATGTATTGCTAGATAGGTTCATGTTTATATAACTTATTTTGCTTGCTGAATTTATTAACCTTATTTGAATACCTAAGTCTTTTCTTTCTCCTACTGATATCCCCTCTCCATATCCTGCTATATCAACAAGCACATTAATAGTTGACACTGCTTTATTCGAGGCAATCTTTAGAACCGGAAGCCCATTGTCTCCTAACGTTGAACCATTAAGTGCCATAGTTGCTAATCCTCCACCGTTTGCGGGCATAGTAATACCATCAAGTGATTCAAAAGTTCTGATGGTTTCTACATAGTTGGCTGGTTTTGTGGTTGCATCAATAGCCAACTCTTTAACGTTTGTTTTGGATAATCCACCGCCTCCTATATTCATAAGAATTCTCCTAGTTTAATTTGTGTGCCAGTTATATTCATGTTACACCCCTACCGATACATTAATAGTTGCATGAGTATATGGAACTTTCGCCCACATAATCCCAAAATCTGTTGATACATTTAAAGGCGTATTTGTGTTACCATATAAAGTATGCCAAACAGTTGGCGCAACCGCACCAAAGCCATATAATATAGTTTGGTCTGTTGTGATGTATAACGGCTTAGTACCGTCGCCTATTTGTTTTGGAGTTGTATCCAGCTGAACCGGAAGTGCTAAGTTTTCTGATGCCATTATGTACCCTTTGTATTAAGTTTGATTTTCATTTATGCAACCTTATCCCACGTTTTATTACCATCGTGCGATACAAAAAAGCCTCGATAATCACCGACACTCATACTGACCTCAACATGCAACCATGTCCCTTCTTGTAGCACTTTACGCAAATCAGGAAGTAAACCTGCTTTATGATCTTCTATAAGAGTATTAAAAGCTTCATCGATAGTCATATTTGAAGGCACAATATCGGCAGCCTCGAACCGCGTATGGGCGGATGATGGAACCACTGAGCCTACAGCCGAGTTTAACGCCGGATTACGAAACCCACTATCTACCTTTATAGGTTTATCACCCAATAAATGGCGAATTGTCTCTAATAGCTTAGACAATCGCTTGCCTGAATTTTGGAATTTTCCAGCGTCAATCCTATTTTTAGGCACAATATTAGGATGACTTTCGCTATCTGTTAGCTCCTCAAAAGAGAAATATTGACTATACCCATCCATTATTTAACATCCAATCGTCTATTAATAGCTTGTTCGATGACAAGCAATGCCCGAGTACCTTGATGTGATGCTACACCGATCATAACAGCAGATAGCCACTCATCAAACCCAGCGTATTTACATAGTGCATAGGTTACAACCCCGATAAATCCGGATGTGATTACATCATATAACCATTCACGGAATGTGAAGCGTTCGATCACTCCATCTCGTACCTTCTTAATGGTGTGGACAGTTCCACCCCAAACTGATAGGGTGATAACCCACAGAGCAGTTAGTATCTGTGTCCAGTCGTTCGTTGTATTATTCAATGGCATTATTTCCCCTCGCTTTTGTTGCAGTGATTTTGTTCTAACTTTTTTAGTAAACAGCATACGAAATCAAATTTTTGGAATAGTTCTTGATTGTTCATCATTGAATCGCTTGAACTTCCGCAATTGCTGTAGCTACGCTAATTGCTTTTTGTTTGGCTTGATATGTTCCCAAAATCGAAGCATAAGCAACTTGATAAGCGTCTGCCTTGGCAATAATCTTATGAGCTAAATCAAATACCGTCTCTCCAAGCCCCCTTGCTACCACCAGCCCTGATAATAGAGGTATTATGGCTGTATTATCTCCTATATACGATCTTGCTTCTTCCTCCTGCTTAGCCCATGAAGTTAGCTCATATTGGTCTGTGGTTCCGACTAAAGCAGATATAGCCGTATTGTAGGTAGCTGTTACTTCTGCAAGTTTAGTAGCTTTGGATTGTTCCAATGTAATAGGAGTTATTGGAGCGTCATCATGCTCTGTTATATTTCCGTCTATATCTATTTCTAGTCTCATATGTTACCCTTCATATATGATATTAATTGAGCCAGCATAGAACGTGTCAGTTCCGTTTACTGTTGTTAGTCTAATCCTGTCTAATATTCCAGATAGAGTTTTAGAACCAGCCACAAAACCAAAGAAATTATTATCACTTCTTCCCATCATTCCACTAGCTACCCAATTATTACCGGACATGTTTGATATAATAATTTGTCCCTGCTGTATAATTGTTGCTGCTCCAGTTTGTATAGTTTCAAAGCCAGTGGATAGATTAGAGTAGCTTGCCGACGATCCTCCGATATTTGCACATGTGCCAGAGTATGCGGTAGCTTCTATTCCGCCCGCAGTCCCTATTCTTATTACTGTATTACTTGCTCCATTTATACTGACCCCATTAAACATAATAGTAATTCTCTTAACCCAACTAGGTATCCCAGTGAAATCAATACTTGTTCCGCTTGTCGTTGCTACAGAAGTTCTTAGTACCATTTTTCCATCTACGTAAGCAGTTGTAGCAATCTGTGTATTATTGGTTCCAGCGACAGCCGTTGGCGCTGTTGGTGTTCCTATTAGTGCAGGGGATGATAAATTCGCATAAATACCGTCAAAATAAGCTTTTAGTGTTGCCTTTAAATTTCCCCACGTTAGTTTTTTCAAACTAAAAGAAGAAGCACTGTCTACAATCGGAACCTCATCCGCATCGATCGGTGTTGTTTTGGATGTTGCAGCGTGTGTTTGTGCGTCTATACCCAAACTTATCCAATTGGCAGGGGTTGTGGTAGGTGACGCTGTACCTGCAACAAGGACACGATAGATGATTCCATTGTATGCCCAGCTTTGACCTACTACCGTAGTCTGATTTGTCCATGTCCCCTGAAAGTTAGCTGATGACGTACATGCAAGAGCGGATGAGGTTGCGCTAGATTCTTTGTTATTTACGTTTGTCTCTAACGCATTCATTTGCGGTATGGCTAAATTCAATTGATCTTCAAAAGTATTTAGTGCAGACACGAAAGCGTCTGCCTTAGTTCTGAAGTTTGTCGGGTCTGTCGATTGTGGTGCCGATGGTAGATTAGATATTGTTTGCGTGATTGCCATTATATAAGTCCTTGTAATTTAAGATCGACTCTCGTCTCTACGGTTCCGCTGATGGTCATCTCAAAAGTTTTGATAAACCCATATATTAGTGTGGTGTCGGGTTTATCGTAGAAAACTACGGGCGTACCCCTAACGTTAACCAATGCTACATAAACAGAGTCTGACCAATCAGTGTTGATAAACATTTGTCCGTCCCATAGTTTGGCATAGTTCCCCTGCTGTAGGTATGTCGCACCGCTTGACGTGTCGGTTGCTACAATCGAATAATCAAGGGCTGAAGCTTTAAAGTTCCATTGCGTTGACCCGATGCTGTACGTACTACCAGCCAAGAAAATACCTATCGCTGCTGTCCCCGATGATGTTGCTGTTACAATGACGGATACATCTCTGGTTAGTGTTGTTCTTTCGTGTATAATTGAGCTTTTGACATAGCTTATATCACTATAAAAATAGGATAACCAATCCATCGGTTCATTGAGCAATGAGTAGGTTACATCCTCAATTATAGAGCTTGTCAAGTTATCTTTAATCTGAACCTGAACCGAATCGGCGTTAACATTGCCCACAAAAATGGATTGTGCATCATATACCGACACGGTTGCGGTGATTGTCGAAGCGTTGGTTGTCTGAGTGTTCAAGAATTGATCGAACATCTTCCACCTGTTCGTCGTACCTAAAAACTTCCAGCATCCGGAAGGATTTTTAACGGAATCATAAATATTTTCCGCCAGCCCTATGTCCTTATTTGTATTCGCGGATACGGCTTGATACTCACCGTGGTTAGTGTATGAAACAATCGCGCCTACGCTGTACGATGTAACACTGGTCCATGCCGAATATGACGTATCTGGTACATTGGAGCTGATAAGTGTAAAATTGTTCGGTTTAATTATCTTCATATCGGCTGCACCCCGAACTGTTGGTTATAGAGCATTTTCTTAAGTAATGTGATCATCTCCGAGAATGAGTACCTCATAGTGTCGGATTGGGTAGATATTGTGGTGAATAACTGCGACCCGTCCAAGCTCTTGGATAGAATCATATCCTGAGGTATTGTTGGGGTGTTTGCCGTCAAGGCTTTCAAGCTGTCGGTATATTTTTTGTTTGCATCTGTAGCACCCATAAGAGCATCACCGAGGCTCTTCCAAGAGTTTATTGTCTCCGGTGTGAAATTCTTCTTTATAGCTTCGTCGTACATTGATAGGTAGTTATCTACGGTCACACCGCTAACACCTATTTGAGTTTCAAGAGCCGATAAGTCTTTAGACAGATAATCTGCTGTGAATTTGAGTTGTTCAGTAGTACCACTTCCAAGTTTCCATTCGTTGAATGTTCGTGTTTCGGATATGTACGTCCCCACCGATGAGGTGAGAGCTTCGGCCACTGTTTTATTGATTGATTTAGCGTAATCTACCCAATAGCTATAAATCGTTGAAAATGTTGAGTTCGATTGCTCGACATTTGTAAATGCTGTGATGAAGTTTTTTGCAAGTTGATCTTGGAAAGTAGTCCCCGAATATCTACCTGCATCGAGAGATATTTTTTTATAGCTTCCTAGTTGAGTAAAAAGATAATCATATGTATCAAATAACCCTTTGACTTGCATTTTATCTACGTCTGATAACGCCTGATAATCAGTCCATGAGGAAGATTTAAACCACGATTTTTTCTTATAATCAACATATGATTGCCCATTGCTTCCGGTAGTTGTATTATTATTAAAATAATACCCTGAGCCTGTTGACTTAGTTGAACCAAACATCCCGCCGATGATAGACCCAAGTGATGCCCCAACAATTGCTCCGATCGGCCCAGCAAAAGAGCCGATGGCACCACCTATAGCCCCATAGGATGACGCTTTTGTATTGGCTCCAAAGAGTTTATCACCAAGCGACCCAAGGGCATATCCCCCGGCTGCGCCTAGAGCTGCGCCCCCAAGCATTGCCCCAGCTCCAGCTGCTCCTCCTGAACCAGCCGAAGCAAATGGGGACGAGAGTCCAGCTCCGAAGTTACCGATTCCTCCGGCTATACTCCCTGCTGTGTCCGCCGATATCCCGATAGAGGTAAGCCCGTTATAGGTATAAGCTGCTCCCGAAGCAAACGCGTCGGCGATAGAAGTTGATAATCCGCCTGTAATCGCGGTATATGCAGTCTTAAGAGATGAAGCAATATTAAGTAGAGAGCCAATATCGGAGCCTGACCCTATTGATGTAATCTTCCCGGCATTGTCAATAGTAGTTCCATCCGGTGTTACAGTCATTCCAGCAACTGCCCCGTATTTATTTACTACCGATGCGTAATCCGACGCGCTTAGTGTAGTGCCTACCAGTGTGCCTATTGATCCAGTTGCTCCAGCCAGCCCCCCAAAGGACTTAAACATATTGACAATTCCACCACTACTGTTACCCGTGCCTAGGATTGAGTCTGCAAGAGATTTTGATAATCCGCGAGCCATTGAGTTGGTTATAGAACTCCAAAAGTCTTTTAACCAGCTTCCGAATGATTTAAACTTTCCGGTCATTGCATTAAAAAATTGATCGTCCATCGCCTTATTGATATTATCGAATAAATCAGCCCAGAACTTGTTATCTTTTGCCCATTGCTCTTTTTGAAACTTATCGTTATCTGCTGTTTTGATAGCAAGCATTTGCTCATTTGTGTACCAGCCCGTTTCGGCGAGTTTTTTAATTTTCTCTTCTTCTTGCAAATAATAAGCGGCCGAAGTATTTCCAATGGCTGTATAATAGTCAATCTGTGCGGTTACAAGTCCAGCGTTATAGGTTTTGAGTGCCTCTTCTCGTGTCTGATCTGCCTCAAATTCGAGCTTAGCTTGTTCCTCGTTAAACTTTTTGATTGCTTCGAGTGCTTCCTCATCTGCTTTGGCGGTATATTTCGCTTTTAAGTCCGCTTTGGATTTTTCGGTGAAGTCAGCTACATCTTGAATATATTTTTTCGCTTTAGCTTTTTCGGTGAAGTTAGATACCTCTTGTAGGTATTTTTTCGCTTTATCGTCGATTTGGAGGACTTCATTTTCATAATCATTATGTGAGATTTTATATAGCTCTGCGTACATATCGGTATAAGCGTTTTGGATTTTTTGAGCTTTTTCTAATGCTTTTTTATTGGCAGCTTCATTTTTGGCATAATCTTCTAGGTCAATGTCAGCAGTAGGAGATTTAATGGATGCTGATTTTGCAACAAAATCTTTTTTTAACCCTAATAGTGTGTTATATGTATCAACTACATTCTTAGTCGCCTTCTCTGCGTCTGATTGTGCGTACGCCTTATCTAGGCGAGCTGATGCCGCATCGTACCCTCCATTAGTGAGAATCCCTCCTACTGATCCATATTTAGCCTTAAACTCTGCTACATCGGCATAAGCCATTTTAGCATTAGCTACAAACTGAGCTATCCCATTAGTTGCAGTGCTCATCCCTAAAATAAAATACTCAAAAAATCCAAAATTATTTATTGCATCATTTGAAGATTCCCCTATAAGATTAGGTATTGCACTAAATACGCTATTTACTACCTTTAGCATCTCTGTAGAAGTATCTGAAATTAATCCAAAAGCATCATGACCTACAATTCCAAGAGCCGTTAGGTCATTCCCTGCCCGATTTGTAAAGGATGCAATACTGTCTTTGTTTTCGGTTGTCCGCTTTGCAAAACCTTCCATCGTAGATGATAGCGATTCTATCGCTGGTAACATCCCCGTGAGTATTTTGGTTTTACTGCTCTCAAAAGCCAACCCCATACGAGTAAAGCTATCATTAATACGCTCAGCATCTTTGGCCGTGTCTGCGTTCATAATACCACTAAACTCTTTTAATGATGCACTGCCACCATCTAATAGCGGTATTAATTCAGCACCTGATTTGCCAAATAACTGCATTGCTAGAGTAGTCTTAGCAATACCGTCCGGCATAGCTTGAAATTTGTCAGATACCTCGCTTAAATACTGATCGGAATTTTTTAAATGCCCTGATGAGTCTTTGAGCGAAATGCCTAGATTTTTGAGCGCGTTTGCAGTATCACCCGAACCCATAGAAGCGAGTCCAAGTCCTTTATTGAACTTAGCGAGTCCTTTTTCTAGCGACTCCATAGATACGTCTGCTAGTTTTCCTGCGGCTTGCATAGCGTATAGTGAGTCAACGGATACGCCTACTTTCTGAGACATTTTATTAAGGGAATCTGCGAGGTCTATGGTTTGCTTAATAGAATCTTTAATTGTACTAAATGCAAAATATCCAGCGATTGCTCCGGCTGCTGATTTGGCGACACTATCTAAGCTCTTTAAGCTTACACCGATGTCGCCAATAGACCTATTGGCCTTGTCGAATCCGCTGCTATCAAGGAGGGAAGATATTAAAATTTTTAACTGTGTATCAGCCATTTTTACTATACTCCCCTGCCATTGATTTGGTTATCTGTAACAATTCTATTGAATCTAACGAGTATTTTTTGGAAAAATCCCTAATGATTGGATAGTCCACTTCAACGCCACTCATCCCCCCTTTTATAGAGAGAGTAAAACACCTGATAACAAGTGCTTCTTCTTCATCTTTAGGAATAATTACCGCATCATCTTCAAGATTATTTAAATGCTCTGAAAGATGGATAAAACTTTGTCCGCTTGCATATTCCCTAGCAAAGCGGTTTAGTCGTTTCCCTTTTCTTGTTTTGCTTCTTCGATTGCTTTACTTAGTGATTTTCCGAAATCGATGATATTGCCCTCGTTGAGTTGCTCGCTAATCACTTTTTTAACGATTCGAGAGTCGTTTTTTTTGAGGTGCAGTGGGACAAATTTATAGAAAAAATCCGCCATTGTCGCATCTTCGTTTTTAACAATCGCACTTAATTCTTTCCCCTCTTTCGTGGAGATTGAACACACGATTAACTGATTTTGTGAACCATCCGCAAACTCGTAAGTGATTTCGATTGTATCGCGTTTCGCGCTGTAAACTTTACTCATATTTTTGCCTTTTTTTTAAAATGTTTTCGAAAACGTTTTTTTGCCTTTTTTGTGAGGGGAAGGCTAACCCCTCAGATTACTTGTAAGTAAGCGTGAAATTATCGTTACCTGCCGACGCTTGAGCGCGGAAAGTACGTGTGAGTTTCACTTTGCCACTGTCATCTGCCTCTGATAGGTCTTTGACCATCGCGTAAGGGACGTTCAATTCAACCATCGATCCAGCTGTACCGATTTGAATCAGAATCGCGCGGATTGTTCCAGTAGCGAAATCCGTCCATGCCGATTCGTCTGTACCGACTGTTTTAACCGCCGTAATTGTAAGTGTCGGGTCAAAATCTGCGATATAGTACTCATTTTTACTGACCGCATACGTTGGAGATGGGATATTATTACCCAAGTCAAAATCGAAGCTATCAGCATTTAGAGTTGTACCGCCAGCCGTTACAACTGATACGAGAGAAACGATAGGAGCGTTAAGTGTGTCAAGCGTTACCGATGGGTTGGCTTCAGCTGTTGCCGCCGCACTTGCTAAAAACCCTTTAACGCTGAATGTACCTCCAAGAGGCTCTCCTACTTTTCCAGATAGTTTTAGATTTCCAACCATCCCGGTAATAGTCTTAACGTATCCATCCACATAGGCTTTAACTTGACCAGTTCCCGTGGTGATTCCACCCGGCTTATATGTAACGCTTGTAGAAGCTACAATGGTTTCACTTAGCCCGCAAAATTTATATAAAGCCGACAATTTTGGAGCAACTCCAAGGGCAGACGTTTTTTTGATTTGTACGGGGATATCAAATTCCGCCGTAATATAGTTTGGGTCGATATAAGTTTTTTTAGTACCCATAGTACCCGCTCCGACATCATCATAATCGCCGGATTTGATTTTAGGGTTTACAAAAACAATCCCGTTAGTTGTGATAATATCCGTTGCCGTTGGAAGCCCGCCCGATTTCGCTAGAACCGTATTTTTTAGCGTTTGTTGAACTGCCATTTATTCCGCCTTTCCTGTATTTTTGAGCGTTTCAGCTGTTGCCGCATCGACCGTAACTGTTCCGCTGTATTCGACACCATCAATAATGATGGTAGTCATCTCTTCAATAGTTACTTGTTCAGTTTCCATTTGTTATTACCACCTTAATCATAAGATATTCTGTCTCATTATCATTGAGAAAATCAACCTTTGTACCCTGCCATTCCAACCGCTGTGCTGGTTGAGCGACTTGGAGAGCGAATAAAGCATTAACAGCATCTTCGCTCTTCGCGTCGTCTTTTGGAACACGAGCTACAAATATGACCTCTCTAAGCCCTAAATTAACCGCATTTCGTTCTGCGACGAATAAGGCACAATTGCCATAAATAGGCTTGATCGCACCCACTATATCAGCGCGTGCGTCTGTCTCGTTTAAGTAATAGCCCATACTCATAGAATGTCACCTAAGATAACTTTACGCTCGCCGAACGGATCATCAAGCATGGATATTACCCCGTACGTTTTACCGCGAACGATTACTACCGAAGTACTCGTTATGGATTGAGATACCGGCACACGAAGCGTCGGTACACTCTCCTCATATTCGCCACCATCGATGTCAAATATGCAACGTGCGCTAATTCCATCTATAGTGCAGTTCTCCCCGATTGGGGAGTTAACTAGTACTTCGTAATCAGTCATTATTAAACTGTTACCATGTCTTTGATAGCTGCGAAACTTGCAGTATGTCGTAGGTCATAGTCTGCGAATTGATCGGCTGTGATATTGATAATACCCTCTTTCGCTTGTGTGTATACGTCCATGATAATATCAAGTCCGCCCCATGTGGCGATCAAAGCATCATCAAAGTTCCCGAAGATTGCAGCCGATAAGTTTGTACCTGTACCTTTTGTCAAGTTCGATGGTACAAGGTTGGTCATGAGTTGCTCATATCCGTTGATTGCTCCATCTTTGTCGATGATGTATTCAGGGAATCCTGCCACTTTTGGAGTTGATTTGAGTTTACCGCGACCTTTGGCGTTGATGAGATACGCTAGGCGACCCATGTCTGCGTTAGCCGCTGTTACAGCTGTCTCAAGGTCAATAAAGTTTTGCCAAGTTGGAACAGCTCCATTTGTTCCTAGTGCCACAGTTGTCGCACCTGATAGAATCGCAGCGATAACGTCTGATTCGATAGCAAGAGCGATTTGTGCCGCGATATCGTTGCGGATCATGTTCTCAACTGCTAAAGAGGACTGCATCAAAAGTTGTTTTGTAACCGGAACCGATGCACCGTAACGAGTAGGGGCAAGTGTGATAAAGTCAGTCGCAACATCGCTTTGAGTGATAGCTACTTTCTCCGACGGTTTAGTAACTACTGATGCGCCGCTTTGACGTGGGATTTGAACGTTACCGACTAAGCCGTCAAGCTTTGTAGCCAACGCCATTACAACCGATTTACTTCGCAAAATGTCGATAAATGAACCGCTTGCAATGTTTGTCGCAACGGTATTACCACCGAAACCAGTATCAGTTACGGACATTGTACGCATCAACATATCAGCAGGGATATAAAGTCCGCGAGCTTCGATACCGTTGGCACGGGCCGCCTCTTCACCTACGCGCATCTCGAACGTATCACGTTTTCCGTTTGCCGCATCACGCAACGCGCGCATCAATGAATATTCA